GCGGCTGACGTCATCCAGTGGCTCATGGAGGTGTACGGGAAGCGCCCTACCAAGCCGTCCTCGCACTCTGCCAGTACGCCGGACAGCCCGGCACTTGGCACGAGCTCGACGGACGTGCAGCTTCCGCAGGAATCGATCCCGACGAACTCCCTGCCCATCGCTGGCTGAACTGGGTCTACGCCGACATGCTCCCCCGTCTGATCGTCCGCGAACACGAGAAACCCGAGACCGCACGGCGCCGGTTCGACGGACAACTCACCGTTCGCAGGTGGGAGACGCCTGGCGTACAACTTCCCGAGGAAACCCCGCAGGAGAAGAACGCACCGTGGTGGTGGAGCAAAGCGGAAGCTGAAGCCAGCACGCGGGAGTTCATGGCCATGGCACGGGCAAAGGGGATGATCGAGTGACGACGCCGTCCGAGAACATCGGCGAAGCAACGATCGAAGTCGATGCCGACACCGATCCGGCAAGCCGTGCCCTACGCGAGTTCTCCCGTGATGTGAACGGCCGACTGCACGACATTCGCGGACGGTTCGCCTCCGAGTCTGCGCTCATCGGCCGGTCACTCACAGATGCTGCCGATGGTGGTGGCGAGCTCGGCAACAGTGTGGACAGGCTGACGCACCGGTCTGGCCGGCTCGGCAGCATCCTCGGATCAGTATCTGGCGCACTAGGTGGTCTTGGCGCGTCACTCGCGCGCGTTGGTGCAGCAGCCGGTTCCGCGGCTCCGGCACTGGCAAGCGTCGTCGCTACCACGCAGGCACTAGCGCCGGCTAGCGCCACGGCAGTGACGGCGTTCGTGGCTGTGAAGCAAGCTGGACTTGCACTTCAGCTCGGCATGATGGGCGTTGAGGATTCCGTCACTGCGGCGTTCGACACGAGCGAAGAGGGCGCCAAGGCGTTCCAGGAGTCTTTGGAGAACCTGTCTCCGGAGGCGACGAACTTCGCGAAGAAGGTGCGCGAGTTGGCGCCTGCCTTCACGAAGGTCCAGCAGTCCATCCAGAACGCATTGTTCAAGGATCTTGACGACACGCTGGGCAAACTTTCACGAGTCACGCTCGGAGTGTTCCAAGGCAACCTGGAAGAGTCAGCCAGCCTGCTCAACAAGATGGCCAAGAGCGCTGCCGAGTCTGCCATCAACCTGGCTGACGACGGCACTCTCGGTCAGGCCCTCTCCGGAGCCAACAAGGGACTTGCCCACTTCATCGACCTCCCTGGTATGGCAGTGACCGCGATCGGCCAGCTCGCGGCGGCAGCAGCACCAGCATTCGACCGGCTGGCCAGCGTTGCCTCTGACTCTTTCGGCGCGGCCGCAGTGAACCTGGGTAAGGCATTCGAGTCAGGCGCACTGACGGAATCGATTGATACAGCAGTCAATCTGCTGTTCCAGTTGGGCTCTGTGCTTGGCAACGTGGGTGCCATCGCAAAGAACGTCTTCGGTCCCATCCAGGCTTCTGGCGGTGGTCTGATCGGCATTCTGGAGCAGATCACGTCTGCGCTGAAGGAAGCGACAGCTTCCAAGGGTTTCCAGGACGCCATCCTTGCGCTTGCCGGTGTGATGGGAACCGTCGCCCAAACCGTCGGCCCGCTGATTACGCAGGCGCTCGCTGCTCTCGGCCCGATCTTCGCGACGTTGGGACCGCCGGTCCAGCAGCTCGTCAAGGATCTCGGTTCGGCGCTGCAGCCCATCATCGCAGCGCTCGGTCCGGTCCTGGCGTCGATTGCAAGAGCCTTCGGGGCACTGGTTTCCGCGGTGTCGCCGCTGCTCCCTGTCATCGGGTCGCTGGTGGCTTCGGTGCTTCCGCTCGTCATTCCGATCTTCGATGCGCTGAAGACCGTCATCGATGCATTGGCACCCGTGATCGCCCAGCTGGTGTTCACGCTGTCAGCTGCCCTGGCACCGATCATCCAGGCACTGGCTCCGATTGTGGCTCAGCTTGCCGCGACGATCGGGAATCAGTTGGCATCGGTGGTTGGCATCCTGGCCGAGCTCATCCTTGAGCTGTCGCCCACGCTTATCAAGCTGGGTGAGATCTTCGGAGAGTTGATCACAGCGCTTGGTCCTCTGATCCAGGTGGTTGCTGATCTGGCTGTCAAGCTCCTGAACGACCTGATGCCGTTCATCGAGCCGCTGATCCAACTCGTCGGAGAACTCGCTGCGATCTTCGCCGATGAGCTGGCTGCCATCATCCGCACAGTAGTCATCCCAGCCATCCAGCTGATCGTGGCACTCCTGCAGGGAGACTTCAGCGGTGCTCTTGAAGCTGCGAAGCGGCTTGTCAGAGGCATCATTGATACGTTTGTCCGCTGGTTCAGCGAACTCCCGGGGAGGATCTGGGGGGCACTTTCCTCTCTGGCTGAGCGGCTTTCTTCCCGTATGAGGGAAGCAGGACAGCGTCTTGCTGCTGCCACCGCACAGAAGATTGCAGAGACTGTCACCCAGGTGAAGCAGCTCCCTGGCAAGGCTGCTGCGGCGTTGGGCGACCTCGGGTCGAGGCTGTACAAGTCGGGTCAGTCGCTGGTCCGCGGGTTCATCAGTGGCATCAAGTCGATGCTTGGTGCTGTGGGCGACGCCGCCAGCTCTGTTGCCAAGAGGGCGCGGGACTTCTTCCCGTTCTCGCCGGCGAAGGAGGGCCCGTTCTCGGGCCGTGGATGGACGCTGTATTCGGGACAGGCGGTGGGTGACTCCCTGGCCGATGGCCTGATGCAGCGTGCTGAGGTGGTGGGGCGTGCTGCCAGGTCTGTGGCTGCTATCGCTCAGGGAGCGATCGCGGCAACGGTGGAGTCTCCTGCCGTTGCTGGTCCTGCCGCGGCGGTGGGCGGCCTGGTGGGGCCGACGGTAGTTTCCCCGGCTACGGCTCCAGTGGTTCAGGTTACGCTGAGTCTGACGAATCAGGGTGTGATTGGGTCGCAGTTCGAGTTGGAGAACTGGCTGGTCAAGGCGTTGGAGAATGTGGATCGGATGGGGCGTCTTCCTCGTTCACTGACGGCGGTGAGGTGACATGGCTGACGGGTACTTCGTCGGGATCAACTGGAACAACGACGGCGGCGAGTTCGGTGGAGACTTCACTGACGTCGGCGAGGACGTCACAGCTGATGTGCTGCAGAAAGACCCAGTGACGTTCCAGTACGGGCGTGACCAGAGTCGTTCCCTGTCTCCTCCGCGGGTTGGCTCAATCGGGTTTGGACTGTGCAATCCGAACGGCTTGTACTCCCCGGAGAATCCGTTGAGTCCGATCGCTTCTGATGTGGCTCCAGCTGCTCAGATCAAGGTGACGGAGACCATCGGTGGCGTTGAGTACCCGCTGATGCGTGGTCGAATCGACAGTTTCATGATGAGCACTAGTCGGCGTGACCAGACGGTTCAGATCACGGGCCTCGATGATTTGGCGCTCCTGCGCGGTAACAAGATCACCACGCAGCTCTATCAGGCTCGGCGTACTGGAGACTTGATCATTGCGATTCTCGATGCGCTCAATTGGAGTGGTCCGCGGAACATCGATGTCGGAGCGTCGTTCCTGCCTTACTGGTGGGCCTCCAACGACGATGCTTTTGACCTGGTGACAGCCTTGCTGCGCGCCGAGGGACCGCCCTCCGTGGCGTATGTGGCGCCAGATGGAGCGTTCACTTTCCGGGATAGGCATCACCGTCTCCTCAGTCTTCCCTCGCTGGTCCCACAGGTCATCCTGTCGGATCGCCCAACTGTTCCCCTGTACGACTCATTCACGCGGACCGTTGCCAACGGATGGGGGACCGCAGACACGGGACAGACCTGGACGACAGATGGAGGTGCGTTGGCGAACTACAGCGTCAACGGCACCACAGGCCAGCACGTTCACAGTGTGATCGGGACCTCGATGAACACACTGATCCCGTCGCCTGGCGCTGACGTAACCGTTCAGGCGAACGTGTCTGTCGACTCGGTCCCGACCGGGAATGCCTACCTCATCTTCCTCCTCGTGCGGGCAGCTAGCGCAGACGACGCCTTCCAGGCCAGGCTCCGGATCGCTCCTACCAGCGGAGACATGGTGCTGACCATCCGAAAGCGAGTAGCTGGGGTAGAGACACAGCTCTCGACGTACAGCACCGGGTTCACTTACGTGGCGAACACGGTGTACCGGATGAAATTCCAGGTCGATGGATCCAACCTGCGGGCGAAGATCTGGCCGGCCTCGGCCTATGAGCCGAGTACATGGCAGACGACTGTTGTCGATACGACGTTTGTCTCGGCTGACAATGTTGGTGTGCGGTCTACGCCTTTCACCGGGGTGACGAACACGCCTCCCATTACCTTCAGCTTCGATGACTTCCAGGCGACTACTCCCGACGATGCGGCCAATGCTGCAGCTTCGGCCACTTGTTAGGAACTGTCATGCCTTCCGAGTTCGAGTACATCGACCCTTTCGTCTACGAGATCGGCTGGCGTGACATCATCAACGATGTTCAGATCTCGGTGACGGAGCGGGTGCCGGATTCTGTCTTCACGACGGTGTGGGAGAGCGATGACACGCTCGTGTTCTCATCGGGTGAGTCGAAGCTCGTCGTGATGGAAGCGCAGGATCCTTTCTTGCAGGCGCAGCCTGTCACGGCAGCTGATGGCGACATCGTCTTCACTGGGCCTGGTACTCCGTCGGTTGCGCTGAGCCGGCTCTCTGGCACGACGACGACCGCGACGATCACAGCTGTCAGTGGCGCGATGACCATCTCGTACCTCAGGCTGCGCGCCAGGTCTGTTCCGGTGGCACGCACGGTGCAGGTCGTCCAGACAGATTCAACTTCGATCTTGAAGCACGGTAACCGCACTTATCCGAACGACGTTCCATTTATCGGTCAGCATGATGCTTTGGCTGTGGCCCTGCTTCTGCTCTCCCAGTATGCGCAGCGCCGTCCCACAGTGTCCGTTCCGATTGTGTCGGCGAACCTTCCAGAACACCTGCAGGAAGTCAGCCGAACAATCTCTGACATGATCACGGTGCGGAATTCTTCTATCGGTCTGGACTCTGACTTCTACATCGAGAACATTCAGCACGCGCTACGCCGCATGGTGGCAGTAGAGGATTGTCCAGGGCCGGTGCACTATACGACGTTCGGGTGCGAACAGGCTGGTTCTTTGGTGTCGGTCAACCCGTTCACTTTCGACAAGACGGGTGCCGGCTTCGATGATGGCGCCTTCGGGTCGAGCGTGGCGGACGATCCTACGACGATTTTCATCTTCGACCACCCGACGCAGGGGAAGTTCGATGTGGGCAGGTTCGCCACCTGACCAACGGAACGATCTTGATGCGGGTACGCATACTGTCTTCCCATGGCCAAGACCAGTAGCGCCTACGTCCGGGCACGCATGAACCACGGCAGGTGGATCGCTGACTGTCCACGCCCCTACTGCACCAACGCGATGCGGCTCACTCTCGGCCAGATCACTTTCCACTGCGCCGGCGAAGGCGGATGTGGCATGCATGCGGCTGTCGCATGGCCTGACAGTGCCGAACTGATTCAGGCAGTCCTTGAGCAGCGTCCGGTTCCAGGAACCCGGAACTGGTATCCAGCTGGTCATCCCGAGGCTGTCAGGCTTGGCCTGCCGCATGGTCAGTCGGTATCCGATCTGCGCGAAGAAACGCGACAGCATGAGGGAGTGCTCTAGTGGCTTGGTCGGCGCCGATGACGGCGGTAAGCAATACGGTCTTTACCGCGGCACAGTTCAACGCGTTCGTGCGTGACAACCTGAACGAGACGGCTCCTGCGAAGGCAACCACGGCAGGTGGCTACTTCGTCACCACATCGCTGAACGCGATTGCTGAGCGTGTTCCGGATGAGGACATCGTGGCAACGTCGCAGACGACTACCTCGACCTCCTACACCGATCTCCCGACGGCTGGGCCGGCGGTCACAGTTGTGACGGGAACGACGGCCGTGGTGGGGCTCTACAACAGCAACGTCAACACCGGATCAACTTCGGCGCTGATGTCGTTCGAGGTGTCGGGCGCCAGCACCATCGCCGCGAACGACAACATGGCTATCGGCATCTCGGGAACGAATGCGACCCGTGAGGGCGCCACGTTCCTGGTGACTGGGCTGACTGCTGGATCTAACACTTTCACCTGCAAGTATCGCGTTGGTGCCGGCACGGGAACTTACGTCGACCGCCGGATCTTCGTTCTTCCCCTGTGAGGCTTGACCGATGACAACGACTCCCCTTTCTCCTGACCGTCTCCTGGAAGTGCTGCGTGCCGAGGGCCTGAAGGTCGTCGAACATTCCGGGTGGCGCACCCACAACCGGGCTGGACACGGACCGTGGGGCCCAGTCAACGGCGTGATGATCCACCACACCGTCAGCACCGGCACCGCCAACTCCGTCCGCATCTGCTACGACGGCTACGACAGTCTGCCCGGGCCGCTGTGTCACGGCGTCATCGCCAAGGACGGCACTGTCCACCTCACCAGCGCTGGTCGCGCCAACCACGCGGGCGGCGGCGACCCGAACGTTCTACAGGCCGTCATTGACGAGCGGTACAACAGTGCGCCTCCGGCACCCCACCAGCACCAGGGCAGCATCGGCGCCGTCGACGGCAACGCGCACTTCTACGGGTTCGAGTGCGTCAACCTCGGCGACGGGAAGGATCCGTGGCCCGCGGAACAGGTGACCGCTATCACGAAAGTGTCGGCGGCGATCTGCCGGGCGCATGGCTGGTCGGCGAAATCGGTGATCGGCCACAGCGAGTGGTCGGACTGGAAGAACGATCCGAAGGGTCCAGGGATGCCGTCTATGCCTTCGCTGCGCACGGAGGTACAGGCTCGGCTAGCGCGTCCGGCGCCGGCCGGTAAGGAGGAGAGTATGCCCCTGTCGGACGAAGACGTACGGCGCATCGCTACGGCGGTCTGGGAGCACGAGATCAGCAACCGGTTCCGTCCGGATGCGTCGGGTAAGCCGCGGTCGATTCCGGCGCACTACTACCTGGAGTGGGGCGACCAGCACTTCGATGCGCTGGCGGAGGCGGTCGGGAAGGTGCCTTCGGCCACGGTCGCGATCACCGATGAGCAGATGAGGCAACTGGCTGAGAAGGTTGCTGACCTCCTTTCGGAGAGGCTGGCGGACTGATGCGGGTGTCGAAGTACTGGAAGGCTGTGGTGGCTGCTGTTGCGGCTGGTGGTGCAGCTTTGTCGACGGCGGTGCAGGATGGTCAGGTCACGGCCAGTGAGTGGTGGGCGGTGATCGGCGCGGTCGTGATGGCTGCCGGAGCAACGTGGGCAGTACCCAACCGGGGTGTCAAGGACGGAGAGGACGGAACGCTGTGACAAGTCCACTGGATGCGCGGATGCGTGTGGCTGCAGAGAAGGTCGTGGCCGAGCTCGGCGGCATGGGCAGCGTGGATGTGTCGGGTCTTCAGCAGCAGATCACCGACCTGCACGAGCACCTGCATGCGGCGACCACTGCAACCGCTGCGCTGACGTCTCGTGTCGAGGCGCTAGAGGCCGCGGCGAAGGTTCCGGTGCGGGGTGTGCGGCGGAAGACCGACAGCGAGTGAAGGTCCTTGTCTACCCGTCGGACAGCTTCGGGTGCGGAAGTTTCCGCGCGATCTGGCCCGGTGGGTTGTGCGCGGCGGCCGGGCACGATGTCGAGGTAGTTCGGTCGCAGGACCGCCGTGTGCGTCTTGTACTTGAGAACGAGGTCGTGAAGGACGTTCTCGTCGAGGCGGATGTGGTGGTACTGCAGCGCGTCACGCACTTCCGGATGGCGCAGGCTGTGTCCGTCATGCGGGCAAAGGGCGTTGCGGTTGTGGTTGATGTGGATGATGACCTGTCGTCGATCCATCCATCGAACCCCGCATGGTCACTGCATCGTCCTGGTCATGGTCCGCATTCGTGGCACAACCTGGCGCAGGCATGTCGAGATGCGACGTTGGTTACGGTGTCAACTCCAGCGCTTCTTGATGTGTACGCAAAGCATGGCCGCGGGCATGTGCTGCCGAACTACTTGCCGGACATGTACTACGAGCAGTCCCGGCAGGACTCGGATGTCATCGGCTGGCCTGGTTCGTTTCATTCACATCCGAATGATCCCGAGGCCGTGGGTGGCGCGGTAGCACGGCTCGTGGACGAGGGTGCCACGTTCGTCATGCGTGGTGATCCGACGGGCGCTGGGAGGGCTTTCGGGCTGGCTGAGGACCCAGTGGGCGGTGGCGTGGCGATCGAGGAATGGCCAGCGTCTGTGGCGTCGCTGGGGGTTGGGATCGCGCCATTGGCTGATACCAGGTTCAACGCGTGCAAGTCGTGGCTCAAGCCGCTGGAGATGTCCGCGACGGGGGTGCCGTGGGTGGCGTCTCCTCGAGCGGAGTACAAGCGGCTGCACCGTATGGGCGCCGGCCTGTTGGCCGAACGCCCTCGGGCTTGGTACCGGGAGCTCAAGCGGCTGCGTGAGTCTGCTGCGCTGCGGCTCGAGCTGAGTGAGGCGGGTCGGGAAGTTTCCCAGCAGCTCAGGTTGGCTGACAACGCATGGCGGTGGATCGATGCCTGGGGCCGCGCGTTCGAGCTTGAGCGTGCTATGCCGCGGTCTGGGGTAGTAGCTGGGCGTTGATGGGGGATTCGCGTACGTCTCGGACCCATGAGGTGCCGCAGGCGAGGCACAGCTCGTAGGGGTTGGTGTAGACGAGCGTGGTGGATAGGCAGAGAGGGCATTTGGCGCGGGTGCGGACGCGGCGGAGTTGGTTTCGCTGGTAGGTGGTGGTTCCGGCCCAGTAGCCCTCGGCGCTGTGGAGCATGGCCCAGGCGAGGCATTGGGGGCGGACGGGGCATGTGCGGCACCAGTGCTGGGCTTGTTCGGCTCCGGTGTCGGTTTCGATGTCGGGGATGAAGTCGAAGTCTGCGTTGTTGCAGGTGGCGGCTTGTTGCCAGCTGGTGTTGTCGGCTGGGAAGACGTTCATGGGGTGTCAGGTGGTGGTCCAGATGACGTGGCCGTTGGTGCCAAGTTGCTGGTGGATGCGGCCGGCTTTCTGGAGTCTCTTACAGGAGAGGTAGGCCGCGTCTCGGGTGCAGTTGGCTGCGGTGGCCAGGGCGCTGCGGCTGTTGATGCCTTGGGTGATGAGGTTGTAGATGGCGTTGTCGCGGGCGGTGACTGCGGGGTTGGTGGGGCGTCCGGGGGGGTTGGGCATGGGAGCTCCTTAGGTTGGGTGGGCCGCTGGTTCATTATGTGGGTTTGTTGGTCGGAATGTGTGGCGTGGATCTTCGTGTCATATTGATTGATCAACAATTCCGCATGTGGAGGTCCCATGGATGTGATCGTTTTCCTGGGGGGCGGCGCCGGCGCGTTGGTGGCGATAGGCGCTTTGCTGCGGGGGGTGTGGGCATTGAACCGTCGTCTGGTGGCGATTGTGGATGCGGTTCATGATTTGGTGCCCGATGGGGGCGAGGCGCTGCCTGAGGCGGTGGCTCGTATCGAGGTGAAGCTCGACGAGGTTTCGCGTCGGGTGAAGCGGTTGGAGCGCAAGTTGGATGAGCATCTGCTGACTGCTCGGTTCTGAGGTGCGGCTTACGGGGGGCGCTCCCTTGACACGATGTAACACGTGTTTCATACTGGTTCCATGAACGAGCGAGAGCGATCTCCCACGGCTGAACTGTGGGACAAACGCAAGGCTGCCGACTACCTCGGCATACGCCCGAACAGCGTCCGCGTCTTCACTTTCCGGCGTGGCATCCCTGTCGTCGCGCGCTATACCGACGAGCAGGGCAGATCCCACGCTCTCTACCTCGCCGACGACATCCGCGCTCACCGGCCCACAGTGGCCGGGTAGAGAAAAGCCAAAGGACCGCCCAACTCCCCAGCCAGCGGTCCTTGACACGGCAACCTCCACCAGAAAGAGATCACCATGAACATGAAGCATAACCCTGTTCTCGGATCAGCGATGGCGCTGGTCGAACTCGTAACAGAACACCCCGAGCTTCCGGTCCCGACATGGAGTCACGGCACCATCTCCACGTCTCTGCACGGTCACCTGCACGGCGCCGGCTTCGACGAGCTGAACGCGTACGCCGAAGTCCTCGGTGGCAGCATCGCCCCGGGACGTGACTACGAATTCAACGGTCAGATGATGCGTCCGCACTACCTGAATGCGGTGTGGCGTGACGTTCAGGTGACCGTGGTAGTGGTTCTTCCGGCGCCGGTCGCGGTGGTGACGGCATGAGCGCGGACCGTGTAAGCCCCAAGCTGGTGGCTGCTGCGGCGAAGGTACTGGCTGCCGCGATGGGGCAGGGGAACCGGGAGCCGTATTCGCTGGCGTTCGTGCTGGACTCGGCGTGCCTGCTGCAGTCCCCGGAGACGGCGGACGAGGCGCGGCAGCTGCGGGACGACGTGGCCGGCGCGTGTCTGGCCCGGTGGGAGGAAGAGCAGGAGAACGCGCGGCTGCGGCTGGCGTGGCGCTCGGCTCGGGAGCGGGCGCGGACGTACGGCGAGGGCATCCTGCGCGTGGTCGCCGACCGCGAGGCGTACCAGGGCTGGCTGAAGCAGGAGCAGGCCGTGACCCAGCAGCTGTGGGCCCGGGTAGCGAAGCTGGAGGCGGAGCGGCACACCACGAACGAGGCGCTGTCCGATGCGGCCGAGGC